AATTGATGGGTTCACCAACATCGTTTGTTGTTCTCTGTATCATCAATTTGGCGTTATCGCGGTATGCTCTCGAGCTCCGCCTTCAGCGCAGCCTTCGTCTTACACAGACAGGCATCTTGGTGAACGGAGATGACATCGGTTTTGTTACTGACTCCTCTGGTTACAATATATGGAAGCATGTGACTGCCTCAGGAGGCCTTTCGCCCTCTCCTGGTAAGAACTACACTTCACGGAACTTCATCATTCTCAATTCCACCTTGCATGTTCGCGAGGACAACAGCTGGAAGTTTGTACCATATGTAAATATGGGAATTCTTCAAGGACGCAATGAGAATGGTACACCTATCGAACAAACAGCACAAGATGCTATAGTCGGTAGTGAAGACCCCCGGTGTGTGGATCTCGCAGGTTTGGCTAATGACCTAATTAAGGGTCACCCTGAGCCAGTGCAGCTCCGCCTACTCAAAGAGTTTATACGTAGGTGGGAGCCGGCGCTAAAGAAGTTTTGTCCCCGAGGTATGTCGTATTTCCTACCACGACACCTTGGAGGCCTCGGCCTGCCAATCATTGGAGATTGGACGGGAAAGCGAGACAGGTTCTCTCGTCAGCAGAGACAACTTGCCACTTTTCTTGCTCATGACCACGCTCGAGCAAGAGAGTTGCAAAGTATGAACAGTATTCGTAGTAACGAATCTGTCAGTCTTTGGGAGGAGGCGATGCCTGAGCTCAAACAGCTCGAGGATAAAGTACCACACTTCTATGCACCGTGTACAAAAGAAGTAAGGCAAAGTGTTGAGACAGCAGATTTACAGGATGTAACTGCATACACTTTGGCGAAAACGTTAGTCCATAGCAAGTCGGTTGGCTTAGAGGTTGCCTCTGAAGGCCCAACTCGGTATGAGATCTGGCGGTCCAACTATGAAAAGTTGTTCCGTAGGGTCGAAAGGAGCACATTTGCTCCGGCCAGTGATGATGATATCAGTTCGTTCAAACCTTTTGAACGCATCAACATCCTAGGCTCCGTAAAAACCTTCAGTCGTCAATTCACTCTACAGTCTGCCAATTTGTTGGTCTAGACAATAGTGGGCACAGCCCGAGGAGAATGAGGAAGGATATCTACAAGTGTGCGCGAGTCCGACACTTCCTTATATATTACATGACTGCCTGAGGGAGTCCTGTGTTAGCTGCGTCAAATTTGGACGCGATGATGATAGCTATATGTAATATTTAAATAAGGAGGTGCGGTGACCAGCTCCCACCACATAGTCGATACAGGATGCTCATCAATTCAAGCAAAAGCGTAGGTACCATTTAACCTTTGCCTCTGAGAAATTGTTGAGGGAGAACATCTGCTTCTTAAAGATCTTCGA